TATTGAGGGGGGCGCGGTTTCCATTTTTCCCCTTTGCGTACATGAACAAAAAATTTATGCCGTGTGCATTGCTGATTTTTGCATTGCCTTACGTTACATTCATTTTCATTCACGTACAGGAGATAGGAAACCGCGCCCCGTGGGTTGGTGGTTATTTTCTTACATATTCAATTATTTCCGAATGTGCGCTATAATGTTCGTCATATGCTTTAGAAAATATACTAGCATTTACAAATTCATCAAATTCACCAATACAAATTTTTACTTGTTTTCCTAATTCACTTGAAAATACTGTTGCCCATACTTCATATTTATTCATTTTCTTTACCTCACTTGTTTTATTTGTTGATATAAGTATAACAGAAATACCCCTTATTGTCAAGGGGTATTTTGAATATTATTGTACAATTTTAAGAAAGTAGTGTCGGACACTGAATAGTAAAAGACGGAATAATACACTGTTGAATTTTTCCATTATACAGACCCCCACCATTTAACGCTAGAGCCTGTATCTGTAAATAAAATACTCCCTCCACCATTTTAATAGAAGCGGGTGCTGTATACCAATCTGTACTATCAATAGGATTCCAAATAACCGCACCATTCCAATAAGTTTCCCAATATCCCATAACAGGCGTAGGGTTTATTTTACCACTAATCTGAATCCATTGCGTGCCCCAATAATTACCGTCATAAGCCGAAAGGGCAATATTACAAAAATCGGGCATACTTATAGAAATCATATTGTTATGTTGTGAAGCGAAAATAGCCCCCAACTGTACATTATTAATTGCGGGAACTGTTAATTGTCCTCTTTGCTGTATCACATCAATTTCACCTCCTAAAATATTCGTTGCTAAATAAGAAGCTAATGCAGAGTGACCCTCATTATTAGGGTGAACCCAATCAGACGTAAAATAATGACTACTGTGTAAAATATATTCACTATTACTCATATATTCCATGTCGTACAAACCACAACGGGAATATGCAAGTGCGCTTTGTTCAAGGGCTGTATATTCTGCGGGCAATAAAGACCAACCAATAAAAGCAACATGAATACGAGCATTAGGAAACGTTTCTTTTACATAAGTCGAAAAATCTTGCATGGAAAGCCATATCTCCGTTGTTGTGTGGGTACGGTCATTATACCCGCCCATAACATAAATGTTTGTAATAGCGTTTTTGTCTGCTGTGTCACCTTGATATGTTTGTAAAGTTTGCAAAAAGTTTTTTCCCTCGTTTATTCCTGTTCCAACATTCGCAAAACCCGCGCCACTTGTGCCGAGTATAGTTGCACCTAACCCTAAATTAGCGTTAATAATTTCAGCAAATGAGGTATACAAATGACCGTCATTTGAATAACCTAAAATGTAGGAATCTCCAATAAAAATAAATTTACGGTTGAAATATGCCTTGATAATTGTGTCAAATGTTCCGTCTTGAACCATTTCATCAAGTTTGTTGTTAATTTCTTCCTGTACGTCTAAATTAGTGAAATAATTATCAACGTAATTTTTCAGAGTAATAAACGCCTGTTGTAGCTCAATCATTTCTGCTGTTAACGTATTAACATCTTTAATAAGATTGTTAATATAATTAACTACTTTACACAATAATTCGTAGTATGAAAGTGAATCATCATACACAAGAGGTAAAACCTTTTGACACCAAAAACGAAACGGTTGCATGTTAGAATACATATAAACTACCTCCTTTTAATATATCATCATAAACAAGTCTTTTAACTCATCTATAATCATGTTGTCAATATTTATAAGACTATCGCGGTACTGCATAAGTAATTCAGTTAATGAACGACTACCGAACGCGCCTATGCGGTCACGGGTATAAATGTCGTCTGTGTTACTTTGTAAATCATTAGTGCTTTTTTGTGTTGTATCTGTGTTCGCATTTTGTGATGTATCTGTTACGTTTGTTCTATCCGCTCTTCTTTGCTGTGTTGTATCGGTTTGTTCGTGAGTTGTTTCTGTTTGTTCTCCCTCTGTTAACTTTGTACCATAATCAAGGTCTGCATAATTCGCTTGTGGTAAATCACTTTCAAGTTCTTTAGTGTTTTGATTTTTTGTGCCGTCAGTAGTGCTTGAACCTGTACTCGAAAAGGTATCATTTCCGTTATCTTGTGTTTTTCCTGTCATGTCACTTTTTATGTTTCCGTTAGCGTCAAATTTTGCATTTTCTTGCAACTTCTTATTTCCGACATATGTTTCATGGGCGTTTGTGTCTGTCAACCAATCATAATCTTTTACTGTGGTTTCATATAATTTATTATAATACGGCATAATCAAATTCATACGTTCTTCAAGATAGAATTTCCATAACCCCACTGTTTCAAAACCTATTTCTTTATTGAAGTAGTGCATTAAAATTTTCTTTTCAAGGATTGTTCTATATTCTTCCGACCATATAGGAAAATTAAAGTTAAAAATTTTAGGACAAGCTAAATCAACTCTTTGTGAAATAGGTAAATCTTGATTTTCGTAGGTTGCTTGTTCAATTATCCACCTTACTTGTGTTGTGTATTTACTCATTTTCTTCGCCCTCACTTTCTTCTAATGTTTCACGTGAAACATTTTCAATGTTTACTATTGTTTGAAGATTAGAACGAAAATGAACGTCAATATTAGTGCCAAACATTGCATTTATTTTTTTAACTGCCTGTTTACGGGCATTTAACATAACGTTTCTTTGCGCTTCAACATTCCCGTAATTACTTCCAACTTCATCACTCACAAGTCTTTCTTTTTTGTCTTGATTGCTGTTTTCGATTCCGCAAAATGTCAAAGCTTCATTCCAAATTTGATGTTTAAGGTTTTCAAGTTTATCAGCCACAAAAGGCGCGTCAGTTTTTAAACTCTTTATGCCCTCAATATCCATATTCTTATCGCCAAAAATAAAAGGTTCGTTTCCGTCATATTGCATATATAAATTCTGCATAGTCAATCTTTGTTGTTCGTTTGATAAAATTAACGTTGGTGTTTTTTGTCCTTTAACGTTAACGTCAATAGCACGTTCAATTTCATACAATCTACGCGCAAATAATTCAATCGTTAAAGAAGTAGGCGTATGAAGATAGTTATTAAAAATCAATACACTATCTTTAGTAGTACATAATTTATTATAGCCGTTAACGGCATAAGCCCTACGAAGTACAGGTATTCTATAAACATCTAATTGACCCCCAATAGTACAAGTCAATGCTAAATCGCCTATAATTTCATCATTGAAATACAGACAATAGCCCATATCATACAAAGTTAATTCAAGAAATCTTTCGTCAACCGTAGGCGGTAAATTCTCCCATTCAAAAACATTCAACGCCAATTCCATAAGACGGTTATAATAATCAATGTATGTTTTGTTGTTTATTACTGCGGATTCCCAACGCTTACGTTTATTTTTACTCATATTATCACCGTCCTTTTACTTATTGTTACGTGTATAATCACCAACCCAATCACCATGCCAAAAGGTTACGCCACTATCAAAAATAGACCGTATTTTATTCATATCGTCAAAAGGAACACTTCCCACTATTTTACAATCAATAGTTTTAACATAATTCCACGACGGTCTTCCCGTTATGTTAGGAACTTTTACTTGATGTGTAGCATATCCGTACATGTCAAAATAATCGTCTATCAATTCGGCGTATTCGCGTCTAATAGTCATGTGCATAAAAGCAAAGTCTTTAATGCCAACCGCGAAACTTGCACTTGAACCCGCTGGACCGTGGGCTTGTCGGGGCAAACTTGCGGTTTCGCTAATTTTTGCAAGTGTTCCCGCAATGCTTAACGCCCCGCCCGCTATTGCCATAGGGTTTAAAGTTGCTACGCCTACCGATGTTGTAAATGCACCACCTAAAACGCTAACTGCTGTACTTGCCCCATTTTGCGCTAACCACGCTTTGAAAGAATCTGTTGAATAAGCACATTGAGGGTATCCGTCAAGTACCATTTTTTCATTATAGTTAGCGGGAACACCTTTATAATTAGTAGGTGCAAGAAATATTTGAGGGTTACAAGACATATCCCCCGCCATTACAAACGAACATGAATTATCACTAAAATATTCATAATGAAATTCTGCAGCGTTTCCGTTAAGGTTTGTAACATACAAAAAATTGAACGGGTGTGTAAATAACTTATTGTTTCGTGGTGTATAACCGTCAATATCTGAAAAGTTTTTATCTTTGCTAATATCGTAACTTTTTGCACTACCACCAATATCGCCAACCATTGCAGTAGGCATTTGAAAGATTGCTACAATAGCGTCACTTTTATTAGCGTTTGTTAATGTTTCAATCATAGCATTTACACCACTATAATCACTAAATACGCTAAAATATAGTCCGCTATAAATACCGCAATATGTACCACCCGTTACTTTTGTACCCTCACTATCGGTTGTAGCAGCAACCACGATAGAAGAACCGCCTAGTGTATTCGTACCGTCAAAATCCCTTGCTATATAATCACCTAATTCAAGGTTTTCAGCAATTAGGTTATTTCCGATAGCGTCATTGTTTATATGTTCCCTTTCAACAAATGACGGTTTTATTGTTATGTCAAACCACCATGTTTGTATTACATCAAGTTCAATTTCAATTTCACTCATATTTACATTGACAAAATGAATGTCTTTGATAAACGCATAAAACCATTTGTTAGCAAAATTAGCGTTTTGAAACATGATATAATTACAATCATAAAGGCTATCAGCGTTAACAGGTAACCTTAAAGCGTTTTGAAGTCTTACGGGTGTAAGGTCGGTAAAAGTGTATTTTGCTTTACCTGTAAAATATGCTACCTGCGCGGACACGCTAGAAAAATCTAACGTGTCCTTATAGGTAGAATCAAGGGGAACATTTTTACATACCTTTACACTTGTTATAGGTGTCATTGGTATTACATTCATGTTTAACCCTCCTTACGCCTGCACAGTTACCGTTGCCATACCTTTCTTTTCACCGTCAAACGCGCTAGTTGCGGTTACGGTTAAGGTTGTATTTGCTTCTGTACCCGATACAGTTAAAAGCCCGTTAACGTCAATAGTGCTTGTAACGTCTTCCGTTCCTGTCACCGTCCAAATAACGTCTTTTGGTGCAAAGCCTGTGTTTACAACAACCGCGCTAAACTGTGCCGTTGAACCTTTTGCAACTGTTACGGTTGCGGGCGAAACGGTTACGCTAGTAATTGCGGGCGTTTCTGTTGTAAATAAAACTGCGTTACTGAATGGACTAATAGAGAAAGTTTTCCATACATGATAGAAGTAATTCCAATACAAGCCCTGTGGATTGTAAATTTCTGTCATGTTGTAATAGTTGTCAAAAATCATAAACCATGATTCATCAACCATTAAGCCCGCAATAGAAGAAAGTGCTGTTTTCTGTTCCTCTGTGAAAGGTACATAACTTGTATATGGGTCATCTTTAAAAATTTCTGCAAGTCTTTCCTCGTCAATAATGCCAAAACCGTCAACACCAATCTGTCTACCGATAAGTTCAGCCTTATTCATATTGAAAGATAACGCCAAAACTTCAACGTCAAATATACTTTCAATATCAGTGGTTAGAATCATATACAAAAAGTTAGGGTCTGTATACGTTTTAACGCCCGCAAGATTGTACTTGCTTGACATATAAGATAACTTTCTAGCCTGTGCAACCATAGTAGTTGTAACACTACGCGCATTATCGGCGGTTACTGCGGGAATACTTACGGGGTAAATTTCACCTTTAAGTGCTACCTGTGCAATCATGTATTTCATTACAAGAAATTCGTCATAATTAGCACCCGTGTATACCTGTTCAATAATCTTTCCGATAAGGTCAGTAATTCCTTGCCACGATAAAAACGCCTGTCGTAACTGGTCGTTAGAAACAGTTGTAGGATAAAATTTCTGATAGTTCATGCTATGGAAAGACGCGCGAACGTCTGGAATCCTACGTTTGAAAACTTCGCTTTCTGCTACGGTCGGGTCATACTGATACGGTTTAGCAAGGTTAACAAAGATTTCTTCAATGGTTTCACCGTATTCAAGCAATCCTTTCTTGAAGCCCGCCCACGGGTTTTCATAAAGTCTACTTGTGATAATTACACGCCCGATACGGTTTACAAGTGCCGACAAGAAAGCATTTTGTAACGGCTGATAAGTCATCATAATCTCACCGATTCCACGCAATGACGCAATAGAATCTGCCTGTGTTGCAATTCTTCCGTTTGGCAATTTGTCACCAACTTTTACAACTGCGGGAATTTGGTCGGCATAAGTGCCACCGATTTCAGAACGCGTAACATTTAAAATATCCGCGCTGTTCATTTCACTAAGGCTTTTAGCCTTTTTTGGGATTGTAGGCATTTTTATTTCCTCCTTTAAAATTTGTTAGCCCTCAACACATTCAAGTAGTTCATCAAACGTTTGTGGCTCGCCGTCGCGTTCTACGTCTTCGCGTGTTTCGTTCATTATTTCTTCAAAATTTTCGTTATTGTCTACGCCACCAAAAAAGCGGTCAAGATAACGGGCTTTCATTTCCTCGTATTTTACACGCCATTCTTTAGCGTCCTTTTCTTCCTCTTTTGGTGTGTAATTCTCGTTCGTGTCGCGTTCTGTGAAATCGTATTCGTCTGCGTCTTCACTATCATACGTTTCACCGTATTTTTTTAGAATACCCTCACGTTCATCAAAATCATCACGTAGACGCTGAATGTCTTCCTCCATGTCGGGTGTCATTCCTCCTGTTTCCATGATTCTACGCAAGATTTTGTTCATGCCTGTTTTAGTTAAAATAGCCATTTGTAAACACTCCTTTCTTTAAAATAATCTACAATATGCCCATATGGGCAATTTGCTTTGTTTACCCGTTGGGGGTTGTGGTGGGTGTCCTGTTAAATACTTATACCACGTTAAAGCGTCAGCCATACGCCTATCATAATGATTGGTTTCCGGGTTATATGACGGACGTTCATAACCAACCATAAACATAATAGCCAATTTATTGGGTGTCCAACCCATGCTATTTGTTTTGAATTGTTCGCCTGTAATACCTATCATGTCGGGCGTTGCACCACTACTATAATAAGGACTTACAAAACCGCTACTTGTGTACCACGTATTCAACCCCGATTTTCCTAATGTTTGAGCGTCTATCACTTGTAATTGATTATCGCCGTCAGTATAAGGGGATATACCCAAAACGTTACACGCGTTAATCAAAGTATCTACGGGTGTCCATTGCACTAAACCAAAACCCGCCCCGCCCGCTTCTTGACGTAACGGGTTTATTGTGGATTCATTTTGAAGATTGCCTAATATACCCGCTATTGTATTTATATCGTAGCCTAAACCGCTTAAATATGTATTTACAATATCGGCGTTATTTTCCATTTCTTCTTGATTCAATGCACCCGCCTTTGCTATCCACGGCATATAGACAACCTCACTTTCTGCAAATGTTTCACGTGAAACATTATAATAGATTATTGACGATTGATTGAATGGTGTAATAATCGTAACCGCTTGCGGTAAGGCGATTTTTGCGGTCATTACCATTACCCCAATCACCGCGAATAACTTCACGGGCAATTTCTTCATTGCTTTTTTTGCCAACGTTACCGCTACCGTTAAGAATAGTATTAACAAGACTCTGAACTTCTGTATAATTATAACCCGCATTTATTAGGTTATTTTTTCTGTCTTCGCCATTACCCCATTTGCCCGCAATAACTTCTTTAGCGATTGTTTCAATGTTCTGTGTTGGTTTACTTGTTTCACCTGTGTAATTAGGTCTACCATAACCACGAATATAACGCCCGTTAACAGCGATTGTTCTACGGCGAACCGCTGAACTGTTGTTGCCCTCGATTACTGTAATAACACCATTTGAAACGCTTTCAACAATTCCCACATGGTCGGCATATCCCTTGTTATCGTCTACACCGTTATCATTCCAATCATAAAAAATAACATCACCCGCTTTAGGTGTAATGCTTTCGTCTTCAATCCATGAGCCTAAAGACTTAAACAATTCAATATGTTTTTCACAACCACATTCAGTAGGGAAAATTGAAGTTGCCCCGCATTTGATAGAAACAGCACTTGCAAAAGTTGAACACCATTCATCAGTATATTTTACAACATAACCACGGGCAAGCGGTTTGTGACTGTTATATACGTCAATGATTTCTTTGAAACTTCCATCCGCTTCATTTTTACCCAACCACGCGCGGGCTTGATTTACAATATCATTAGCACGAACCATAATTTCAAACCTCCTTATCTAATTTTTCGCATAGTTTTGTTAAGGCTATTGTGTTGTTGTCAACAGCCTTAACAATATCAAGCATTTCTTGCTTATGCTGTTCGTTTAGTTTGCTGACTTCTTCCCTGTGTTTGTCGGTTATGTACTTAACATAATAAGCCATTGCCCCACACATAACAATAGGAAAGCCAAAAGTTGAAACCGCCTGTACTAATACATTCCAATCCATGAACAACCCTCCTTTCTTTCCTATATTATATCACACTTCTTTCAAGAAAAAAATAATTTGAAGAAAATTATAAAAAACGCTTGCATTTTCTACAAGTATCTGCTATAATAAAGACAGTTAAGAAATGCAAGTAACACATAAAAGTGATTAAGAACAATGGGCGCATGAAAAACAGTAAAGACTGACATGTGTATAATGAAAAAGGTTCTTTCACAAATGGATAATAGTAGAAAGCATGACTTGACAAAATTTGAAATGACGAGGTAAACAAAATGAAGAAAGTAACAAGAACGATTGAAACACACACAATCAACAGCGCAACCGTAACAATGGAAAACGGCAAAATTGTAAAAACACCATTAGAGCCTATTTCTATCAGTAATGTTACAATGAACAACGATAAGGCTTTAAAGTTGGTACGTAAAGAGTACGGTAAAAATGGTAACTATGTTATTACAGGAATTAACACGGAAAAAGTAACTTACGGATTGCCGTTTGAAAAATTCATGGAATTAGCAGAAGTTATAAACGGAAACGAAAAGGACGAGGACGAAACAGAAGAATAATGTTTCACGTGAAACATTAAGTCTTACCTAACGGACATATACGGGGAACATTAAAATTTAAGGAGAATAATAAAAATGAGCGAATTTGAAAACGTAAAAGATATGACACCATTTGACAACACACAGGCAGAGAGAAACACAGCACTTGCTGTAATGGACGAAGACGAGCGTTTCATTATGGACTTAACAGCGGAACGCAAAACACAGTTTTGTTCAATGATTCCAAAAAATGAGGACGAAGAAGTTATTCTTTTCAACGCAATGAACAACCCCGATAAAAGAATTGGCGATTGTATCAACATGACAATCAATGTTAAACACGTATTTTGCGAAGTAGTAACTTGCGTGAACCGTGAAACAGGCGAATCTAATTTGTGCCCTAGAATTGTTTTGATTGATACGGACGGCGTAGGTTATCAGGCGGTTTCTTTAGGTGTGTTTAGCGCACTGAAAAAGATTTTTGCAATCAAAGGAAACCCGACAACATGGAAAAAGCCCGTTAAATTACAGGTTGTTCAGATTACGAAAGGCGATAGAAAGATACTTACTTTCAATATGGTTAAATAGAATAAGTAAGGAGGAAAGCGGGCGGGCTTATAGTTCGCCCGCTATTTTAAATTATGAGTATGACAAGGAACGGTATTGTTTATGATTTAATAAAATCACCGTACAAAACTACCTTGAATGGTATAACATTCTATTTTAGTAGTAATAACCACCTTGAAAAGTTTAATGAACAATTCAAGGAAAACAGGGAAACGCTAGTTTATTCACTATATAAACGTTTTAAATTGTGGGTTAATAATAATGAACTTTATGACCTTGTTTTATATAATAAGATAGAAACGCGCGGTTTTCTAGTATCTTATAAAGGAGATTTTTATAAATGCCTAAACAATATAACATTAAATGGCGTAAATCTGATAGAGAAAAAATATCTAACACAGTTAGACAGTTTAACGCCAAAATAACACGAACACTAAAAAAGCACCCCGAATTTGCCCCGTATTTACCCGAAAAAATAACGGTTAAAGAATTGACGGCAAACATTGAAACACGTAAAGACTTCAACCGTAAAGTTAATAGTCTTTCACGTTTCTTAAAAAAAGGGGCTGAAAAACCGTTTACAAGTAAAAGCGGTATTAAGACTACAACATGGGAAAGAAAAGAAATAGGTTATAAAGTTGCACAAATTAACAGACAAAGAACGATTGAAAAGAAAAGGGCTAACGTGTCAACTTACAAAGGTACAATGGGAAGTATTCAAGCAAACAATTTAAACCCTAAAAAGTATAATATTGATAAAATACGCCCGCAAGAATGGGATAAGTTTATTGAAACAGTAGAAAAACAGGTTAAAAGCAATTATAATTATGATAAAATGGAAAGGTACAAAGAAAATTATATCAAAGGTCTTTATAACGTATTTGGTGCAAAAGGCAATGATATAATACGAATTGTAGAAAACATACCCCCCGACGAGTTCACAGACCTTTTTTATAATGACCCTGTTCTACAATTAGATTTTATTTATGACCCTATAGAGGTTGATTTAAAGATTGAATCTATAATAGAACATTTTGAAAGTAACGGCTACGCGTAAAATGTAAGAAAGGGGATCATTAAATATGCTTTTTACTGCTGATTTTGAAACAACAACTGACCCCCTTGACTGTCGCGTGTGGGCTTGTGGGATATGTAGTATTGATGAAACACATAGTTTTAAATATGGTAATAGTTTAGATTGGTTTATTGAATTTGCAAAAAATAACATAGGGTCAACTTTTTATTTTCACAACTTAAAGTTTGACGGTGAATTTATACTATGTTATTTATTTGAACATGGTTATAAGCATATCACGGATAGAAAAAAATTAAAAACAAAAACTTTCACAACGCTAATATCCGATAAGGGGCAATTTTATTCGTTAGAAATTTGTTTTAATAAGGACGAGGACAAAACGGAAAAAATTACAATATATGATTCGTTAAAGATTTTACCGTTTAGCGTTGAAGCAATAGCAAAGGGTTTTAATTTACCTATATCTAAACTAGAAATAGATTATGACGAAAAAAGAGAAATAGGGCATATTTTAACACCACAAGAAATAGATTATTTAAGAAATGACGTTGAAATTATATCACGAGCTTTATTAACATTATTCAATCAAGACTTACGCCAAATGACGCAAGGGAGTAACGCACTATATGACTACAAGAAAATTGTAGGCAAAAAGAATTTTAGTAAATGGTTTCCTATACCCAACTATGATTTTGACATTAGACAAAGTTACAAAGGGGGTTTTACATATTGTGACCCTAGAAGACAAGGGCAAGATATAGGCGCGGGGATAGTATTGGACGTTAACAGTCTTTACCCGTCCGTTATGTATTATCAACCGTTACCATACGGGGAGGGCATATTTTTTGAAGGAAAATATAAACCCGATAAATTGTATAATTTGTATGTACAAATGTTTACTTGTCAATTTGAATTGAAAGAAAATTACATACCAACAATACAATTAAAAAACAACCTTTCCTTTATGCCTACGGCTTACCTTTCATCTAGTGAAGATGAAGAAGTTACAATGTGTTTAACGTCTGTTGACCTTGAACTATTTTTTGAACATTACCACGTATATAATATAACGTGGCATAGCGGGTGGAAATTCAAAAGCACAACGGGGCTATTTAAAGAATATATAGACAAGTGGAACGCGGTAAAAATGGAAAGCACGTTAAACGGCAATAAGGCTATGCGTACACTTGCTAAACTTATGCTTAACGCGCTTTATGGTAAATTTGCTTTAAATCCTAACGTACAATCAAAAATACCTTACTACGATAATGGTATAATAAAATACACATTAGGAGAAAAAGAAACGCGTAACCCGATTTATATACCCGTAGGAACTTTCATAACCGCATGGGCTAGACACAAAACAATTACTAGCGCACAAAAAGTGTATGATAGATTCCTTTATGCTGATACTGATAGTTTACATTTAATTGGCACGGAAATACCAAAAGGACTTGAAGTTGACCCCGTAAAATTAGGCGCATGGAAACACGAAAGCACATTCACAAGGGCGCGTTTTGTTAGACAAAAAACATATATAGAAGAAATTGACGGCGAATTAAACATAACTTGCGCGGGTATGCCGTCACGTTGCTACAAACACGTGACATGGGATAATTTCATTGTGGGTTCAAGTTTTGAGGGTAAGTTACAATTTACACACGTTCAAGGCGGGATTGTTTTAAAAGATATTGACTTTACAATAAAGCCATGATATAATAACAAGTGTAAGGCATACATTTGTTAATCTTAACGGCACTAGTGGGAAGTCAACGGGTGAAACCGTCCCGCGGTGAACGGGCTGACACCTACGTTTTGAACAATGTATGTCTTACTTTATTTAAGGAGGTTAGAAAAGTGTACGTTTATGACGGTATACATTGGAACATATACGATATATTACCATATCAAAGAAATTTTAATCTTATCAATGGTGAACGTTCTTTAGGTAAAACATATACTTGCCAAATGTTCACTCTTGATAAATGCATAGAAAAGGGTTATGAATTTGTGTATATTGTACGAACACAGGACGAAAAGAAACACGGGGTTTTAGAAGAAGCATATCAAAAAGTTATCGCTAACGAGTTTAACAATTACTCATTTGAATTTACTAACGAAGATATGTTTTTATGTGTAGAACATTTAGAAAGCGACATAACAGAAAAGAAACAAATAGGATATTGTATAGCATTAAGCGAAGCTATTAAAATAAAAAAGCGTAGTTTTCCGCACGTTAAATATATGATTTTTGATGAATATATGTTAGAAGAAAAACAGGCTATTTCATATGTTAACGGTTGGAAAGAACCCGATTTATTGCTTTCTATATATCACACAATAGACAGGGAAGAAGACAGGGTTATTGTATTTATGCTAGGAAATAACACAAAATTTCATAATCCTTATCACTTACACCCCGCTTTTAATATCCCACCAATAGAAAAGGGCGGTATTTGGACAAGCGAAAATGTTCTGTTTCAATATGCTATTGGTTCTAGTGTTTTGAAAGAAAAGAAAGAAAAATCAAAATTTTTGAGAATGTTAAACGGCACAGATTACGGCAAATATGCAAAAGATGGTGATTATGTTTATGATAACTATTCGTTTATAGAAAAAATGCAAACGTCCGCAAGATACAATTTTACTATTGAATATGACGGCAATAAATATGGTGTTTATAGCGATTTTAAAAATGGCGTTATATACATAAGTGAAAAAGTAGACCCGTCATGTAAATTAAATTACGCTTTAACTATTGATGACCACAAAGAAAACACTTTACTTACAAGGTCAAAAAATATAACTCAATTAAACTGGTTAGCAACTAACTATAAAATAGGCAATGTTCGTTTTGTCAGTATGGAAGTTAAAATGAAATGCGAAAAAGGTATTGCTTTATTACTTTAAATGTGTTATAATGATTATATCAAATAAAGGAGGTAACAAAAATGGAATGGTTTGACAATGATTTTTTCAAAGCGTTAGAAATGGTAGGGCTTGTACAGGCTAATAAAGATTTAAAAATGATGAATGAACCGACAAGCGAAGAACTACCATGTGAAAGACTTGATAAAGAACGTGACTACTGGAAAGGACTTTTTGAAAAGGAACACGAAACAAACAAAAAGTTAACGGACACGGTAAACAAATTAACTGATTATCTAGGGTAAGTTATCCACATTATCAACATACTTATCCACACCACCAACCCACGGGGCGCGGTTTCCTATCTCCTGTACGTGAATGAAAATGAATGTAACGTAAGGCAATGCAAAAATCAGCAATGCACACGGCATAAATTTTTTGTTCATGTACGCAAAGGGGAAAAATGGAAACCGCGCCCCCCTCAATA